ATCTAGTATCGTCAAGCCCTTTCTTTAGAGTCAAGGTAGAGACCATGCTAGCCTGCGCCGCCCTGTATGACAGGTCGTTTATGTCAATGGAGGGCTTGCAAGCAACGGCTTCGTAGTACTTTAAGGCCAAGCAGCAGCAATACTTCTTCCTTATTATGGAGAGAGCGTACCGGGTCTCGGTTTGCAGGAACTGGTCCGTATCTATGTACTCTGATAGCCTCCCAGCCTTCCATGCTTCCACGGTCTCAGCCGAAGCCATCCAGGCCATCTCATCCGAAGTCTTCTTCCTGGTCTCATAGACATCCGTCCCCTCAAAGAGCCCCATTGTGGCAACCCCTACAGCTCTTATCTTACTGGCGGATGAGCCTGAGGATAAGGTTCCATCGTAGAAACAGTTCACCAGGCCTGGCATGGACATGAGTCCCTCTCTAGCGAACAAAGGGCAGTATATAGACGTCTTCCTTCCGTCAGGGGCTTCCTTCACCGATTCGACTAGGGATCCGGTGTCCCTTATGGTAGCGCAGGCTATGCCCCTTATGACTAATCTGAAGAGTAGCACCTTCTCAAAGTCAGTAATTGGCGTTGTGACAGATAACTTGTCGACAGAATTATCCAACTCGTTGGCTAAGGAGGCCGATCCGACTATCATGTGCCTTTCCATTTGCAAGGCCACATTGAGAGTCTTCCTATTTGACAAGGCTAGAAGGTTGACAGCTGCGATGTAGCTCTTGTTGCTGGCACTCGGGTCCATCAAGTTCTCCATGTAGGATCCGACTATGGCAGATACGACCCCAGGCGCTTCGGACATCCAGTCAGTGGTGTCAGACCTTATGAATAAGGCCTTCGAGATGGCAATGCCGTTCACCTCCTCATCGAACCAAGTTCCCCTGCAGCTAGTCGGGTTGGATACGAAGGTCACACACGAGGTGTCATTGGATGTCTCGAGCGGTCCTGTACACTTAGTTATCTGAACTATCTTCCCGGCTGCAGCTGTCGAGACGTGGAAGAGGTCTTCACTGGTCCTGTAGGAGGAATGGAGGGACAAGTCATGCATGACTCTGGCAACAGCAAACATGGAGCTCGCCACTGTGGATGTGCAACCCTCGAGCACCTTGGAGGCAGCCTCCCTAATTGTCTTCGACGCGCCAGCCGAACCTGGAGCGGTTTCGAGTATTGCCTTGGCCCTGTCTAAGAGATCTGGACAGTTGACGGATGAGGGTGCCTCATATGTAGCCAAAACTTCTTCTGCACTGCTATACGCAAGGCCAGTGTCTTCTGGAGTCATCTCGTAAAACTCGTAGCCGTGCTTGCCCGAGCCGCCCTTCCTCTTGGCTAGATCAACGTATCTCTTAGCCGCCGACACAAGGACTTTCATTTCGAAGTACCCTCCCCCTTTGTGTTTCACTTCTAAACAGGCCTCCTCTATGGGCTCGTCCATCGTAACCACCCTACCTCCTGGAGCCATTCTCATTACGGTGTCATCTGAAGTGTCCTTTAGCCTAAGGAAGAAGCCTGCCTCTCCGTCCGAAGTAGTGATAGCCACGGACTCTGAGGTCAGGCCGACGAAACCCCTAACGAATGAGGTTTCCGTAGAGAACAGGCTTCTGACATAGGCCATGGATTTCGGGTACATAGTGCATTCCTTTATGAAGGTGGCAACCTTAACCGGATCCGTACAGCCTGAGGCAACCTCAACCGCGTAGCTAGGGGGTACGGTATTCCTAGCTATTGGCTCATCGGGCATCTCAAACCTGGCTCTAAAGATTGAGTCTCCGAGAGCCAACGGGTTCCTACTTGACTCAGCTAACGCGTCAACCAGCTCGAATTGGAATCTCTCAAACTCGGAGAGATACGTTAGGGCTCTGTTTGGCGTTACGACTATCGGAGGCCACACGCTAAACTTAACAGCCATGGCACTATATACGTCTTTGGTGAACAAGAGGCTTAAGGATGAGGCCAGAGCACGCAGTTTGATTGTCTTAGTCGGAACCATTGACTCATCCGACGTCATATCCTCTAAGAATATGACACCGTCCTTGTAATAGACCAGGTCTGCCGGATCCACCATGTTGCCTAGTATCGAACCTTCTATGTCTA